TCAGTTAGACGTAGGATTGCACGTATACAATTATACAGAATGACTGACAGAGAGTTACAAGATTTAGGTATAGGTAGATACGATATAGAAAGGGCTATACTAACAGGTAGATCTCTTTGAAAAACACAATTGGTTCTTTAATGATACTAGGAGTACTTTTGGAGGAGGCTCGTGGACCCAGTTACAATAATAGGTGGTGCTACCGTAGCTTTCAATGCGTTGAAGAAAGGCTTCGCACTTGGTAAAGACCTCCAAGATATGTCAGGACAGTTGACACAATGGGCAGGGGCTATGAGTGACCTGTCTTACGCTGAACAGAAAAACAAGAACCCTCCTTGGTGGAAAGCAATTAATGGGGGTTCTGTTGAGGCAGAAGCTTTAGAAATATTTACAGCTAAGAAAAAAGCTGAGTCTATGAGGAAAGAGTTAAAAGATTGGATTAGCTTTAGTATGGGGCCATCTGCTTGGGATGAGCTTGTAGCCACTGAAGGTAGAATACGTAAACAGAAAAAAGAACAGGAATACCGTAAAGCAGAAATACAGGAAGCAGTAGTAACTTGGAGTCTTACAGGTTTTTTATTAATAGCAGCAATATGTATTTTTTCTTTTATAACTTATATGGTGAAATATGGCTAGAAACTTAACAGAAAAACAACAGAAGTTCCTTGATGTTTTATTTGATGAAGCAGGTGGGGATGTTGTACAAGCTAAGAGATTAGCTGGGTACGGAGAGGGAACTAGCACTACAGTTATTGTTGAATCCCTGAAAGATGAAATAGGTGATCGTACACGTAGTTACTTTGCACGTACAGCACCTAAAGCTGCAATGGCTATGGTGGGTGCTTTGTATGACCCTACTGAGTTAGGCATACGAGACAAGATGTCTGCAGCAAAAGACTTACTTGACAGAGCAGGACTTGGTAAGGTAGATAGAGTAGATGTATCGTCCTCTAGTGGCGGTGTATTTATATTACCATCCAAAGAAGGAAAGAACGAATAAGCAAACAGCGTGAATCTCTAGGATACTGGGAACTACCTAAACCACATAAGGGTGCAGAACGAGATTGGCATATCATAGCTAGAGTAACTAGAACGATACCATTTGGTTATAAAGTGCATCCTGACAACGATAAGATACTTGAACCTATTAGTACAGAGCTAGAGGCATTAGATCTTGCAAAGAGACATTTAATGCAATACTCTTACAAAGAAGTATCTCTGTGGCTTACTAAACAAACAGGTAGATACATATCTGATGTAGGTCTAAAGAAAAGAGTAGACATTGAGCGAAAACGTAAGAAAGCAGCTAGAATTAAACGCAAGCTTGCCAAAAGGCTCGAAGAGACGTTACAAGAAATCCAGAAGCTCGAAGAAGAGTGTATTGGAGCCTACTCAGTCAGACCTGAAGAAGCCAGAGCCTGAAGTAGAAATTGTAGCTGCAGAAATTAAAGCTCCTGAGTTTGATGTTGACACTGCACAAGAAGTAGTGTTTAAACCAAACCCAGGACCTCAGACAAACTTCCTATCCGCATCTGAAAGGGAAGTCTTGTATGGAGGGGCAGCAGGTGGTGGTAAGAGTTTTGCAATGCTTGCTGACCCACTCCACGGTCTTAACGACCCTAATTTTAGTGGTCTACTTGTTCGTCATACTACTGAAGAACTTAGGGAGCTTATACAGAAAAGTCAAGAGCTTTACCCTAAAGCAATACCTGGCATCAAGTGGAGTGAACGTAAGTCACAGTGGATTGCACCTAGAGGTGGCAGACTGTGGATGTCCTACTTAGATAAAGACATGGACGTAACACGATACCAAGGTCAAGCGTTTAACTGGATTGGCTTTGACGAACTTACACAATGGCCTACATCCTACGCTTGGGATTATATGAGATCACGCCTACGTTCAGCATTTAGTTCTGACTTAGGATTGTACATGAGAGCTACTACAAACCCTGGAGGTAATGGACACCAATGGGTTAAGAAAATGTTTATAGACCCAGCGCCATCCAATAAACCTTTCTGGGCAACTAACATTGAAACAGGGGATACTATAAGATTTCCTAAAGGGCATAGTCGAGAAGGACAGCCCTTGTTTAGACGTAGATTTATACCTGCTAGTTTGTTTGATAATCCATACTTAGCAGATAGTGGTGACTACGAAGCAATGCTACTCTCATTGCCAGAGCACCAAAGGAAGCAGTTACTAGAGGGTAACTGGGATATTAATGAAGGGGCAGCTTTCCCTGAATTTGACAGGAGTGTACACGTTGTAGATCCATATGATATACCTAAGTCATGGGCTAGATTTAGAGCTTGTGATTATGGGTACGGATCTTACACTGGAGTCCTGTGGTTTGCTGTTTCACCTGATGAACAGTTAGTAGTTTATAGAGAGCTTTACTGCTCTAAGGTTACTGCTACAGATTTAGCAGATATGGTCTTAGAGGCTGAAGTAGAGGATGGCACAATGAGATACGGTGTACTTGATTCTTCCCTCTGGCATAAGAGAGGAGACACTGGCCCATCACTTGCAGAGCAAATGAACATGAAGGGTTGTCGCTGGCGTCCTTCAGATCGCTCTCGTGGTTCAAGGGTTGCAGGTAAGAACGAGATACATCGTAGGTTGCAGGTGGACGAGTTCACTGAAGAGCCTAGACTCGTGTTCTTTTCCACCTGCACCAACACTATAGCGCAGATACCTAGCATACCTTTAGATAAGAAAAACCCTGAAGATGTAGACACTCATGCTGAAGATCACTTGTATGATGCATTACGTTATGGTATAATGACTAGACCAAGAAGTTCACTGTGGGATTTTGATCCCTCAAAACAACGTTCTGGCTTTCAGATGTCAGATGCAACTTTTGGATACTAGCCATGAAAACATTTGTAGTTGTAATAAGTATGTGGGGTAACACAGGAACAGAATGGGTATACATAGGTAATCAATATATAATGCAAGAACTATTTACTAAAGAACAATGTCAACAGATTGTAAAAAGTTCTAACTGGGAAAAGTTTGGAGAGAACGAGTATTACGGCTTACAATTTGACTGTTTTAATAAGGATGACAAATAATGGCAGAAATAGATGACTTATCATTTGAGACAGATGATGTTGTTGCTGCAGAAGAGCAAGAAGACAAAATACTAAAAAGTGTTAGTAGTATAGTCTCTTTTGTAGGAGAACGTTTTAAACGTGCAGAAGATGCAAGAAACTCTGATGAAGAGAGATGGTTAAAAGCTTATCGTAACTATCGTGGTATATATGGACCTGATGTTCAGTTTACTTCTAGTGAAAAGTCTAAAATGTTTGTTAAGGTTACTAAGACCAAGACATTAGCAGCATACGGACAGATAGTAGATGTATTATTTGGTAACAACACTTTCCCTCTTAACGTAGAACCTTCTGTACTTCCAGACGGTGTATCTGAATCTGTACACATTAATATAGATCCTAATGCTGCCCCTGCTCAAGAAGCACTAAATGAAACGTTTAGTTCAGAGCCAACTAAGCCTTACCTAATAGGACCAGATACAGAACTACGTCCAGGTGAAACACGTACATCTCTGATGAAACGTTTAGGTGGTTTAAATAAAAAACTCTCTGCTGTAAGTGATAAAATTATTGAAGGTGATGGCACAACTCCAAGCACTGTAACATTCCATCCTGCTAAGATTGCAGCTAAAAAGATGGAAAAGAAAATACATGATCAGCTAAGTGAATCAGGCGCATCTAAACATCTACGTAGCATGGCATTTGAAATGGCATTGTTAGGTACAGGTGTAATGAAAGGTCCATTTGCTATAGATAAAGAATACCCTAACTGGAATGAAGAAGGTGTGTATGATCCTTTAGTAAAGACTGTACCTTCTACCAACCATGTAAGTATATGGAATTTTTATCCTGATCCAGAAGCAACAAGCATGGATGATGCAGAGTACGTAGTTGAAAGACATAAGATGTCTAGAAATCAATTACGCTCTTTATCAGGCCGTCCTTACTTTTTAGAAGATGCATTACAAAGCGCCATAGAGCAAGGTGCAGACTATGAACGTAAGTACTGGGAACAGAACATGGAAGATGATGATGTTCACCCTTCCTCAAGCGAGAGATGGGAAGTTCTTGAGTTTTGGGGTTACATCGATACTTCTATACTGGAAGAGAATGGAATCAGTATACCAAAAGAACTAGCAGACTTAGCTGAAGTAAATGCTAACATCTGGACTGTCAACGGTGAAGTAATACGCTGTGTATTGAATCCATTTAAACCTACACGTATACCTTATTACGCAGTACCTTATGAGCATAACCCATACTCTTTCTTTGGTGTTGGTATTGCTGAGAACATGGATGATACACAGACATTGATGAATGGCTTTATGAGAATGGCTGTTGACAATGCTGTTCTTTCTGGTAACTTACTTATTGAGATAGATGAGACTAACTTAGTGCCAGGACAAGACTTATCTGTATATCCTGGCAAGGTGTTTCGCAGACAGGGGGGAGCACCAGGTCAAGGCATCTTTGGTACTAAGTTCCCTAACGTTGCAGCAGAAAACATGCAACTATTTGACAAGGCAAGAGTATTAGCAGATGAGAGCACAGGTTTTCCAAGCTTTGCACATGGACAGACAGGCATACAAGGGGTGGGAAGAACTGCTTCTGGTATTAGTATGCTTATGTCTGCAGCTAATGGCTCTATACGATCTGTTGTCAAGAATGTTGATGATTATCTACTAGCACCTATGGGTAGAGCTTTCTTTGCCTTTAACATGCAGTTTGACTTTGATGAAGACATAAAGGGTGACTTGGAAGTTATAGCTAATGGTACTGAGTCACTAATGGCTAACGAAGTACGTAGCCAACGTCTAATGCAATTCTTAGGAGTAGTACAGAATCCTGCACTAGCACCTTTTGCTAAAATGGATTACATCATTCGTGAAATCGCTAAGAGCATGGATCTTGACCCTAACAAAGTTACTAACTCTATGCAGGATGCAGCAATACAAGCTGAGATACTTAAAGGCTTTCAACAACCTGCTCCACAACCTGAAGCTCCAGTAGGACAAGAAGGTGAAGCTGCAGTACCAGCAGGTGTTAATCCACAAGATCAGACAGGTGCAGGTGGAGGAAACATAGGTACAGGTGTAGCACCTGCTCCTGCAGAGCCAGGATTTAGTGGTAATGTCGCTTAAATCATTTGTTAATAATAAAAAAGAGTGGGATGGTTTCTGTGAAGAATTAGATGTGTGGATTGTAGAGCAGCATAAAAGATTAGAACAAGCAGAACTACCTAGTGAATTACATCGTGCTCAAGGTGCGGTAGCTGTATTACGTAGGTTAAAATATTTAAGGGATAAAATTAATGGCTCTAAATGATGAAACAGAAATACTATTTAAGTCAGAGAGAACTGATGTAGACCCAGTATCAGGTAATGAAGTACCCCCAGGCTCTTTACCTGAAGAAGTTCGAGATGATATACCAGCAATGTTAAGCGAAGGTGAGTATGTCGTACCTGCTGATATGTTAAGATATTATGGTGTTAAGTTCTTTGAAGACCTACGTGCACAAGCAAAGATGGGTTTGGCAGTTATGGAAGCTAATGGACGCATTGGCGGTGAGCCTATACAAGAAGAGTTACCTTTTTCAGATGAAGAGCTTATGTCTCAAGAGGTAGAACAGACCCAAGAATTTTCTGAAGGAGGTTTACCTTTTCGTGTTCCTGGTTATGTAGCACAACCTGATTTACCTCAATCACAGAGTCCTGATTTTACAGGGGGTGTAGAGTATAGAGTATTTACTAATGCCCAAGGTCAAACACTAACTATACCTTTCTTTAATGGACAACCTATGGGTTTGGTTCCTGAAGGATATACAGAGGGTGAGGCTGTACAAAAAGAAGATAAGACTGTAAGTCAGGACAACGATGATAATCCAATGAGTAAATCTGATGCTATATCTAAAGCTTCAGAGTTTGAAAAAGAAAATAGAGAAGAAATTAAAATAGATTATAAAAATCCAGACAGTGTTAAAACTGCTGTAGATACTTATTACTCTTCTGGTCCTATGTTTAAACTTTTTGGACCTTTAGGATTTGCTGCAGACTTAGGTATTAAAAAGTATGAAAAAAATAACTTATTAAAAAGCATAGATGAAACTCTTAACGATACAGATTGGGTTACAGCAAACGAAGACGAAGCAAAAGAAATTACTAAATTAAAAAGTCAGTTACTAGATAAAAAAGAATACGAAAAAGAGGCAACAGAAGAAAGAGGATTTGGTGATTGGATAAAAGATTTATTTGGGTTTGGTGATGGTTCTTTTAATTTAGAGAATGATCCTATAGAACAAAAACCTGATGGTATCTCCAATCAAGATTGGTCAAATACTACATTAAGCAATTGGGTAGACGCAACAAATGTGGTACAGTCTTTACATCCTAGCGATGATCCAATGGCTTATCATGCTGCAATAAGAGCACAATCTGATGCGAGTCGTGCAGCTACAGCAGCAGCAAGAGCAGCGGCTGCAGAAAAAGAGAATGATACTGAAGGTGTTAATGAACCAACACCGTAATTCCATATAACTATAAGGCTACCCAGTTTAATTACTGGCCCCATCATAAGGAGATAACAAAATGGTAGAACAAGTAGTAGCAGAAGAAGTGAAACCTCTTACAGTAGACTCTGCAGCACACAGCAGAAATGCAGCAAGAGCAAAACGTGATGAAGAGGAGTTACAAAAACTCTTAAAGGATCATATAGGTGACACAGGACAGGAAGAAGAATCCAGTGGCGAGACTGTTGAGGACACCCAAGTTCAGACAGAAAGTGATCCCAAACAAAAAGAAGCTACCAAAGAAGTTAAAACACAAGAAGAAGCAGACTTGGATGCTGAACTAAATTCTGAAGAAAAAACCTTTAAGCAAAGATACTCTGATATTCGTACTTACATGCTCGAAAAAGAAAAAGAGCATAAAGCATCGATTGAAAAACTTGAAGGTCAATTAGAATCTGCTGCTAAGAATGAACTTGTACTACCAAAGTCTGACGATGAGATAGAAGCGTGGTCTAAGAAATACCCTGATGTAGCAGGTATTGTACAGGCAATAGCAAATAAACAAGCTAAAGAACTATCGTCAGACCTAGACAAGCGACTCAAAGAAATTGAAGATATGCGTAGCGAAGCAAAAAAAGAAAAGGCTGAAGCTGAGTTAATATCTTTACATCCAGATTTCAAAGACATACGTAACGATGATGCATTCCATAAATGGGCAGAAGCACAGCCAAAGTGGGTTAAAGATGCACTGTACGATAATCTAGACGATGCTAAATCTGTAGCTCGTGTAATTGACTTATATAAAGTAGATCAGGATATACCTACCAAGAAAGTCAACACAGAAGATAAAGCTGCTGCATCTTCAGTAAAAGCTAGAACAAGAAATACACCTGAAGCAGACGATAGTAAGAATTACTTACGTGAGTCTCAGGTTAATAAGATGACCACTAGAGAATATGAAAAGCGTTCAGATGAAATAATGGAAGCTATTCGTAGTGGGAAATTTATCTATGATCTATCAAAACCTTAAATAAGTTCTTGACAATAATAGATTTATAGATATAACTACCCCATGACTAGGGTATCTGATCCATACTCTGTCGTGGACTAACACTAAGCCACAATAAGAACTACCCTGACGTATAGGCCCAGTGCTATGAAGTAGGCCAACCTAATAGCAAAACTGACTACCCTAATACAGACGGCCTCTTTCGTGGGTATGACGTGTATATTTAACATAGCCATATCTATATAAGGAGAAACACAATGGCTTTTTCAACTGCAGGTGGTTACGGTAATTTACCTAATGGTAACTTTTCGCCAATCATCTATTCCAAACAGGTACAGCTTGCTTTTAGAAAAAGTGCTGTAGCTAATGCAATAACCAATAACGATTATTTTGGTGAGATTGCAAACCAAGGAGATACTGTGAAAATTATCAAGGAACCTGAGATTTCAGTTTCCTCATATGCTCGTGGTACTCAAATACAAGCTCAAGATCTTGATGATGAAGAGTTTCAATTAACTGTCGATAAAGCTAATTACTTTGCTTTTAAGATGGATGATATAGAAGAAGCTCATTCACACGTAGATTTTATGCAACTTGCAACTGATCGTGCAGCATACAGACTAGCTGATCAAATGGATCAAGAATGTCTTGGTTATTTGTCAGGGTATGCACAAGCATCATTACACGCAAACGCAAGTACTGTCAACACATCTGTAAATGGTACTGTAGCAGTATCAACTGCAGGTACTGACGAACTTCTTTCTTCAATGAAGCTTAAGAAGGGTGACTTTGGAAATATCACTACAGGTTCTGCTGGTGATCATTCAATTCCATTGAAGCCACGTCTAGGCGGTGCAACTGCTGCAGATACTGCAACAGCAACTCCACTACAAGTCATTGCTCGTATGGGACGTCTTTTAGATCAACAACAAGTTGATACAAGAGGCAGATGGCTGGTTGTTGACCCTGTGTTTGTAGAACTACTCAAAGACGAAGATTCACGCATGTTAAATGCTGACTTTGGTGGAGCAGGACTACAAAATGGTCTAGTCTTGAATAACATTCATGGCTTCCGTATGTACACATCCTCTAACCTGCCAGCAGCAGGTACAGGTCCAGGTACAACTGGAACAGCAAACCAAGACACTAACTTTGGTGTAATTGTAGCTGGACATGACTCAGCAGTAGCAACTGCAGAGCAAATCAACAAAGTAGAGACTTACCGTGACCCTGACAGCTTTGCTGACATTGTTCGTGGTATGCATCTGTATGGAAGAAAGATTCTTCGTCCAGAAGCAATAGTCACTGCTAAATATAACGCAGCGTAAGGGAGGGATAACAAATGGCTACTATTACTTCGTTATTGTTACCTGCTCACGGTAGTTCACAACGTGGACGATCACCGTATATGGTACAAAAAACTATTGATCTAACTGCACAGGCTATTGACTGTTCATCAGGTGACGTAGTTCAGTGCTTGACTATCCCTGCTAACACAAGGGTAATTCATGCAGGTTTTCAAGTTGTAGAATCTGCAACTATGAATACTGGTACAAACGCTACAGCAACACTTGGTGCAGCAGATGCTGACGAATTTGTTGCGGCTTTTGACATTGACGGTGCTGCTGATTTAGCATATGCTCCTTCAGCTACACCTGCAGCAGATGTTACTCTTGCAACAGCAGATACATTAGATCTGACTTTTGCTGGTGACGGTGCTACATTCTCAGCAGGTAAAATCCGTGTTTACGCTTGGATGGTAGATGTTAGTGATCAAGGTGATGCTGCTCCTACAGAAGTAGATCGTGATTTACTTGCATAACTAAACTAAAC